ACGGTTACTTTTCGACAAAACTAGTAACCGGCAAGGAAAGGGCAAAGGACGGAAGATACATGAGAAGCCCCGCATATCCATGGACAGCGGGGCAAAATATCAATGAGGACGATATCCCAGACGATACGTGCCGTCATTCCCGTCCGGCCAGGGAAACAACTCCTCCAGCCGGTTGCGGATCTCCTTGCGGAGCGAATCGGACATGCCCGCTCTCAGATCAGGCAATGCGTTGTTGTACACTATCCCCCATATCTGACGGTTATAGATACGGAGATCGCGTTTCTCCCGCATGTCAAGAAAACGTATATAAAGAGGGTAGCCCGTTTCCAGCATTATCGGATCCCCCCCCGTTATCTGGAACTCGGCCGCCGCAAGACGGTCACGCAGATGACCTGTACGGCCGGGCACAATTTTATCCGGGCGGAATCTCACCTTAAGCTGTCTTCCCTCCCGGTAAATACCTCTTTCCGCAATATCCAACTGCCGTTGGTAAATGGTCTTGAAGTCACGGGACAGGATTCTTTTGAAGAACTCCTCCCTCACTGGGTTCCATCCGTCACTCATTCCGTACCAAGTTTAAACGACACACTCCAACCGCTGTAATCCGTATAGAATCCTGTTTCCGGGGTAGTAGTCATCCGGTCAAGATTACGCATAAGACAGCACCCTCTGTTCCTGTCACCACGCATCACATTCTTGATGCTCTCGACAAGGGGCTGTGTATCTTCCAGCACCCGAACCGGGCCACGGCGCTGCATATCCATACGGTCCATCAGAAATATAAGGCACAGGTTATCCTCCTCCACATTGTCCGAATCCGTACCTGTTTCCTGTGCGGACGGTACGACCACGAACAGAACCGGAAGCTCGTCAGAACTGATACTTTTCAGGCAGTCGCTCATGTCCTGGTCCACATTCACTACTCTGACGGAATGTATGCCAGGTACACGCCGCATGACATCCTCATAATACTCACGATAGGTTTTCAAACTGATCATAGGCTCTATCTTTTGGTATGTAATTTTTCAAACTTCTTTCTGTAAAGGAAAATAAGGATATCCCAGAACGGTGTCGCCCTCACCTCTGCATAGTTCCCGAATGCCCCGTTCTCAGCGATATCCATCCCAATGCCCGTCCAGCCGGTATGGTCATCCGCTTCCGGCTTCTCATCTTGTCGGAAAAGAATCCGCAAGTCAACCGTTTCACCGTCAATCTCCAAAGGCTCCTCCCGGATGATGGCAAACACATTCATAAAAAACAGATATGCATGAAGACAGAGCAGAATTGGCGGTTCCGCACCTTCCCTTCCCGCCGTATAAAGAACTTTTCCGAACTCCCGCAATATCATGTCCCTGTCGCCGCCACCCTCATCACCCATCCGTCTTATCAGTGCCATGCACTTACAGAAGGTGTCAAATGATACCCCGTTGAGCATGTCTTCCGGTCCGTGAAAACCGTTCCATTCCGGAAGAAGATTGATTCCGGTACTCAGGTCCAGTCGAAAAGATTTTCCCTCACGGATAACAAACGGATCCGTCAGGGACAACAGCGCCAGCGTTTCCTTCCACGTGGATGGAGGAAGATGCCCCATATCAACTGGAAGCGCCAGAAAAAGGGAAAGAAGTTTCAAACGTATCCCGGATTCCGACAATATATGCTGGTTCGCCATGGTGGCGATCTCCAGATAACGGTAATACTGGGCGGGAGTCAGCTCCTCAAGCGTTTCCGGCACATTCACCTGTCTGTTCTGATAATATATTACACGCATTTAATCAAAAGGTTATTCCCTTGCTTTGAAGCGTGGGACCTGAAACATAGAAATCAACCTCCTCAGGCGCAGCGTCCAAAGCCGCCACCGTATCCTGCAATTCCTGAAGATACCGGTCGGCATCGGCCTGAAGGCTGTCCGCCACACTTTTCCGCGCCTCTTTCTCTGCCCGTAACTTTTCCTTTATAGTTCCAGTCTGCTGCACCTGTACGATACCTTCCGGAATAACCTCTACGGGTAGGCGTTCAACCGCTTTCTTGACGGCCAACAGCGCCAGAGGTCGCTGGCATTCCTCCAAGAGAGTGTCACATACGTCCGGATCCCTTCTGACAAGCCAATCAAACCGCTCCTTTCCGACAACAGGCAGAATGTCTGTACGCTGTATTTCACGCAGAATGGGAACCAGTACGAGAAAAAGACGGTGGCTGCCGATATGATAAAACTCGTCAAACTCATCCTTGGAACGGATGAGCAATCCGTCCATCTGTCTTTTAGCCCGGCTTTTCTTCCAGAAATCAAACTGTTTCTCCTCCAAGAATCCTACCAGAGCATCCACCGACTCATACGCCAGATTAAGGATGTTCATTTCATCCTTGTATTCCTGAAGGGCAGTCAGCCCCTTCTCATTTTCTCCCAGTTTCTTCTGCCTTCCGCTACCGCCATGCTGTGCGTCCAACGTGGGGACAACCTTCACCCATGCGAAATATGCCACGGCACGCTGCGTCATGAATACAAGTTCCTCTTTCTCTAGATCCAGGTCCTCAGCCCAATAAAGGTCAACTATCGCCGAAAGCACGTCCGCCCCGACAATACCGGTCAGCTGGCGTGCGGCCAAAGGTAGCACCGGCTTCCACTTGGAATAGTCCAGGCTGTCGGAAATCATTCCCAGTGCCGAGACAAGCTCCTGTCTGCCTTCCTCGTTTTTATCAAAAATCATTTTCATACACTTACACTTATATATTTTCTTTCATACGGTTTCCCGGCGACACATTCTCTTCCTGACTCACCACATTCCGGTACAGCCCGATACGTATATCTGTTCCCGGCCAGTTAGCGTTAATATACTCCTGCACCGGCTTGCAGAGTATCATGTCCGGAATAGCCGTTTCAGACGCGTTGTAGACCTTGATGGAATACAGTTTCTCGCTTCCACTGCTCAGCTTGTTTTCCAATATGAGGTTCGCCAGTACCGGATCAATGCCGAACCCGGAAGTGGCAGCGGCGTCAGCCTTGTTGCTGATTCTGATCTGTGCCTCAATGTAATCCTTCACCTTCTTGTCTATAGGAGTCACCTTCCATCCTTCGAAATCGTTGGCTTCATCGCTCCAGAACCGGGTGGTGTGCATATATTTCCCCACATTCTTCATCCCGGTAATACCTCCGGCAAATTTCTCCATGCATTCGTCCTTGTAATCCTCCAGCATCTTGGCCGTATAGGTTTCCCCACGCTTGCGGCATACGGATTTCAAACGTTCCTCCGCCTTGTCCCAATACCCTTGTGGAGATTCGATATGCAGACTGAGCGCACTGGAATTCAGATTATAATTATGCAGTAATGGTGCCAGGGTACCGGCTATCTCCAGCCAGTCAAAGGCTCCCAGAAAACGCGGAGTACTGACAAAATCCTTACAGAAGGAATAGATGTTGTAATATCTGGCAGACACCGGATAACGGAAAGGATCTGCCGGATCAAACATGGGATACCTCTCCATATACTCAGGGTCCGGGAAAGGGAAATCTCCCACAACAATACCTTCCGGATCATTTTTCCCAGGAGGAGGGTACAACAGTCTGGCACGCTGATAAGGAATATGCTCCAACCTTAGTAACTTCCCCCTCCCACCGATACGGGGCGCACGGTTGCGGACAAACTTGATAAAGAAGCCCTGCATGTGGGTGAGATCAACCAGACAACGGTGCATACAAATCCGATAATCCCAGGAAGACATGTCCGACTCAATATCAGGTGCAAGCACCCATTTCTTATAGAAACGGTTGTCCGTATCATCAATGGCATCTTCATAGAATCGGGGACCGTCCCCCCATTGCAGACCGGCGATCTTGCCAAGAATACCCTCGCCGGCATAAAACCGGTCAAGCAGACGCATGACCTCTCCGGGCATGTCATTGTTATCCCCCATCGGAACGATATCATATCCGGCCACACTCATCTTCCTCGTGAAACAGGTGTTACGGTTATGGTTCAGCATGATGCTGGAAGGTTCCCATCCCTTGCCACGTCCCGATATGTCAAAGGAATAAAGCGATCCATTGCCGGGGTCCACAAAGCCGAAATTTCCGCTACGTCTTACCTCCATATTACAAAACTGTTTTCTGTCCGTTAAATTCCACTACCAGAATCTGCCAGCAGTTCAATGCGTTGCCTGTTTCCGTATCAACAAGAAACAGTTTATGGCTGGCATTCTCTATTTTTTCATCAGAAGCCTTGGAACGAAGCCTGGCCGATTTCAAAAACACCAGATCACCGCCAGACTGTTTCTGACGGTTGTATTTCCGGAATTTGATACTGAATGTCCCTTCAGCTTTGCTCACCGCTTTCATCTCCTCGACTGCGGTATATAAATTAATTTGTCCCATATTCGCTATTTTTCAAGCAAATATGGGACAAATACAATATGGGATAAAGGACAGGACTACTTGCCTTGTGGATGCAGTTTCTCTATCAGTCCTGCATAGAACCGAAAGAATTGCACCAAGTCCAGATTCCTTTTCAGATTGTCCGGTTCCATCAACTCAAAGTCATCCAACAGAATATCCGTTAATTTCTCCGTATGTTCACGAAAAGAACCGGGTTCATGATCCTGAATATCAGCCAGCGCATCTATCACCTGATCTGTTATGATAGCATTCGGGTTAAATCCTTCTCCTTTCATTTCAGACCTCCTTCCAATATTTTAGGGTTTGTAGATTCACAGAAGCGGAACTCACCGCATACTGGATAAATATTAACTATAAAAACTGTATTAAATTGATTCTTTTCGGGATAAACTGAGATCTGTATGTAATTACCTCTTAAAACATCCACATGAAGCGGTTTGGTTCTTGGAAATTCTTCGTCCAACATGGACGCTTTGGCACGAACAGCCTCAATAAAGGCATCACGTGACAGTTCATCAGGAATCAAGACATGAGCGAAAGTGGAAATCCACTGGTTCATAGCCCTGCCTTTATTGTTGACAGACAGGTAAGTTTTGGGTTTATTAATAAAGAATTTCATTTCAGGCCTCCTTTCCAAGCAAGATGTAACGACACAACAAACCAAGCTAGGCAAAGCAATGCAGGAACAGCCGACACGAATGCTGCACATACCAATACCGAGAAAGCTAAGGAAGCATGAGCCATAAGGCACACCTGACGGTTAGTAACACCTTCTTCCAATATGGAAGAGAAAAAAACATTCTCAGATTTCAGCCATGTAGCAATAGCTGATGTTTCCGCAGTTTTTACGGATAACGATAATTCTTTGTTCACCATAATGAAGAGCTATTAAAAATTAAACATAAAGGGTAGAAACGAATAAAGTTCCGCTCCCCGTTGCTCTTCACCTTGGCCAGGCAGTGGAGCCATTAAGCTTCCACACGGGACGGAACTATATGATAAACCATGGGCATAAAAAATGCCAACGGCTATGTTGGCGGTACTGTCCGCCTGACCAATAAGAAGAGCACTGCAAATATGGGGATTATTTTTTAATCCACAAACTTTTTGGATAAGTTTCTTGAAAGCAGAACCTACCAGTGCCATGAAAGCCAAGGAGGCATGAGCCATAAAGCACACCTGACAGTTAGACACTGATTCTTCAAGTACGGAAGATAATAATTGATTCTCACGGTTCAGCCACATAGTTAGGACTGACGATTTGCTCACGACATTTATGTCGGTAGCAGGAATTGAAACTGTTTGTTTCATATTAATGAGATGTTTGGCGTTATAGGCAGAAAAAAGAACGGCTGCCATTTCCCGTGTCGCCAAACATCTCATTAATCTCTATGCCGGAGCATTAAAATAATGCGGGAAAGACAGCCGTAGATTTTGCAAACAAGTTGCGACTTCTACAAGATCCTTTATATGTATTATCATTTTCGTGACTTTACGAAAATGGTCTGTATAGGCAGAAAAAAAGCCCATTAAAATATGAGCATTAACCGAAGCTCGCGGTACGGATTACATTCCGTCGTATGTTTGACTCCGCAAAAGATAGAAATTCTTTTGTGATAGACAAACAAGAAGAAACTATTTTTCTCAGCAACAAAGATTATTTATGTCAGATGGAAAGACAACCAAAGATTGTCTATGTTTTACAAGCTACTTATACCGCTTATTATCAATAAAATCCTTCACATCATTAATAAATATATTCAAATATGAGATCGTTTCATTCTTATATTCAACCAAATCAGACAAAACGATATTTCTTCCCTCATCTGCAAAACTTATATCACCATGTGCTAAATTATTCCTTTTATTTTTTATCAACTGCAATTTTGGACAAGTAGCAGAATGGGTAATACCCAATTCTTGCGATATCTCTCTTATTTTTAAAGAATCCAAGTTTCCAGACCGTCCTGATAACAACCCTTTTGAAACAGATACAATCTTATTATTCACAAAATAATCAATAACATCTCTTATTTCATCTCGAATTTTATTAGCATTAGTTATACTATTCTGAATATGTTGACAATGCATTTTAATGCACAAAGCTTTTATACTCTGAGATAACACTGAAAAAGAAAGGCTTTCTTCATTTATTCTATTAAATATCGCATCCAATGATTTCTCAACCACCGCTTCTATTAAATTATAAAGCAATAGATAGCCGTTTGCTTTTAATATTTTATAAAAATCCTGTTCAAGTCTCTTTTCATATGATTGCCCATCGAAATCAGATGTATATTGTATCTTACAAACTGTATTATCAAAACATTGCAAGTAATCAAAATACAATTCAATCTCTTGCTCCCTTATTAAGAACAAATTATCTACAATATTCATTTAAATACAGCTTTTCAACAAATTATCTCTTACAAATTCAACTCTACCTTTTAGCCTACCTGGATTATTACTAGCATCAGATGTAGTCTTCTTTTTAAATTCTTCGGACATTATCCAATCTATATTTTTTACTTTTAATGTAGGCTTTTCTTTCAATGCTAAATGGACACCAACAGCAATGGCTTCAAAACGCACTCTAGGAGTAGCATTTCGTCCTGGAGAAAAATAATTTGGAGCAAAGTTTTCTTTTACAAAATTCAACATTGAAAAAAAATCCTGCTCTAACTCCATTTTATTAAAACCTTCTTCCGTTTTACGCTGAATATATTTATTTATAAAACCTGCAACTTCGTGTTTTGCATATTCATATCCTTCAGAATAAGCAAAAAAACGCGAAACAAGTTCCTCGTATTCTCCTCGTTTTGCGGCCTCTTTACTAATTGGACACATTTTTCTAAACGTATCATTAGCTGCACATTTGATGATAAAAGAATAAAACTCCCCCTGAAATGCCCCTTTCCTTATTTCACTATCTGTCAAACGCTTCGAACTTGTATTTATACGATCAAAAATATCAGCCCTTACAGAAAAATCAGCCTTCTCATTAATTACATGGAATCTTAAATCTCTAAGTAAAAAATCATTTTTAACCCACTCAGGTAAGCTAGTATAATACAAGCCTTCCAAACTCGTCAATTTCCTAAGTCCAATTAATCTTATTTCATCTTTGATAAACTTTTGGATACTTCTTAATCTTTGAGAACCATCTATAATCTCCAATTTTCCTTCTTGTTCAAATACAGAAGACACAAAGAAAGGCATTATTGGCACCCCTAATAATAAAGATTCAATAAAACGAGAAGCTTGCTTATCATCCCAAACATAATTTCTTTGGTATTCAGGGACAAACAATTGTTTTTTCTCCATTTTCATATTAATAACTTCTATGGGATATTCTTTCGTATCATAATCATACGGTATTTTTTCTTCTCTTATTTGGGTTTCTATTTTTTTAACAGATTCAATATCCAAAACCAAAATTTTTCTTTTTGCCATAGAACTCATTTTAAAGTTTTCAAATGTCTTATAATTGATTCTGCTATCACTTCACCCAGTTTGGGAGGAACAGCATTTCCAATATATCTAGAAGCCTTTGCTATAGATACAACATCATCAGAAGAGAAAAACTGATATTCCATTGGAAATGTCTGAAGTAAAGCAGCTTCTCTAACCGAAATGGCACGATTTTGCTCTGGATGTCCAAATCGACCATTACCTATTCCTGTACATAAAGTAGTCATAGTCGGAGAAGGTTCATCCCATGACATACGACCATATACGCTACCATATGTCTTACCAGTTTTCTTTTTATGACAATCCAATAATAAATCTTCAGGCCAATCTTTCCAACTACCTCCTGGAGGGGTAGCAAGCATCCGCTTCATATTCAATTCACCCAAATTTGTAGCAGCATGTAAAGCATCAGTAGGATAAACCTCCCCTGCTTTAATAGGGGGCAAACAACCAATTGTATCACGCACTGTCACGTAATTCTTTTTGGTATGAGTTGGAGGTATTAAATCTATAAAACCTAATCTCGAAGCCAATAATACTAGACGTTTTCTTGATTGGGGAATACCATAATTAGGGCAAAATACCTTGTTCACACTAACAAAATAGCCACAACGATTCAAGGTATCTACAAAATCTTGTAACACAGGCTCTTTAAAATTGACTATTTGGAGTACATTTTCCATCGTAACAATTTCAGGTAAAACTTCCTCCACTAAGCGTCCAAAAGAATACAACAATCCATACTTACCTTTATCTTTTTCTTTCACCTTAAAAGAATAAGAAGAAAAAGGTTGACAAGGAGCGCATCCTGCCAAGACTTTTATTTTGCTTCTTTTGTATAATTTAGCCAACTGTTCGCCTGTTACAGAGTTTATATCTTGATGAAAAAATTTAGCATTATTATTATATTCATAGGCATATTGACAAGTTTTATCAATATCAAAACCTGCAACTACATTAAAACCTTTCTGCACAAAGCCGTGACTTAACCCACCAATACCGCAGAATAAATCAATAACCTTTATATTATTTATCCGTACTCTCATACCAAATATTTTTTCATACACTTTGGAAGAGGTTTATATTCAAACATACCTTGTTTACTTTCTATTAATACTAAATTTATTGCAAAGATAAAAACCTTTGGGGATATTATGCATATATTCTCAGACTTTATTAACTATCACATACAAAATGCGACATAACGCAGCAGAGGGTATTTGTTTCCGCCGTACGTTGTGCCGCATCTTTGTGTAAGTATGTGGGTGAGATAACTACTTACAAGCCGGGGGTTCTTTTTCGCCTTCCCCCGCAAGGCATTTCGCAAGATCCAGTGAAAAACCATCCAAAAAATGACTGATTTCCCCCTTATTTTCGTATTTATCATTCAAAATGTGCGTATTTCAGCCTTGAATTTTGCTGTAAAAGCACATAAATATCTTATTTTCAACAAATAACACCGTAAAACCAAAATCTTTAAAACCACGTCTTTTGTTTCCGTGCGGGCCGCTCAGAAGTCCCGGGGCAATTGCCCCAGGCAATTTTCGTGAAATATGACAGAGAAAAACGGCGGGATGCCTAGTACGGACAGAAATCACTCCTCAAAACCGGGAATATAGGGATTTGCATTGTTGCCACGGGCAATACGGACAATGCGACGCCAGTTTCTGCGCATCATCAGGTATTTGAAAGCGTCACTGAAATTGGTAGAAAACATGGGAAGTTTCTTCGGGGCAAGCTTTTCACTCTTCTTGATCTTGAACACCACCTTGGTTTCACCCTTATAGCGGATGCCGGCTGGGGCTTTCTCAACGCTGCTGACCATTTCACGGCAATTCACCGCATCAACCAGCAATCGGGGCAATTGCCCATTCTCTCCCTTCATCAACTCCTGCATGAATCCGTATTCCTCCGACTGGGGGATGATACTCTGTCTGCGGCTCATCAGAATGACGGTCCATCCGGTCCGCCGACCATCGGCATCCTTCTCTATGGCATCCTTTATCTTCCTGGCATAATCCTCCCCCTGTCTTTCAAAATTATTGCCGGCTCGGTCATAATACAACGACAGTTCCTTACATTCATGTGAAGCAAAGAAATCCAAGAACTGGTCAGCCAGCTCACGGAACCACCCGGGAGGTATTTCGAAAAAGTTTTTGTGGCATCGGTAATACGCTCCGTCTTCCTGTCCTATCACGAAAGAAAGCATGTTGCCGAAGTCCATACCGCCATCCAGAGGTTCGTCATGCCGCAGATAGCGCAACTCCCGGCTATTTTTCGCCGGCTCCCCTCCAGGACTTCCGTCATAATACTTATGCTTTTGCCCAAATAGCACATAAAAACGGACATCACGCCGGAGGCCGGGCCGCATACCTAGCACCGATTTGCAGAATTCATGCAGTTCAAGGGTACCTTGGTACAGGTTGCGTATATATTCCGGGGTCAGGATATCAACATTGACCAGGGAGGACGCGTTAAGAAAAAAGGTCTGCCCGCGGCGCAATTTGCGCAAGGCCCGGTCATAATAATCTATCTTCCTTTCCAGACGCGCCAGCACAGAACGGCTAGGGTTGTCTTTCTTCTGCTCGCGCAATTGTTTCAACAGTAGCCCGTTCCGTTCAAAAGCCGCCTGTACAATCAGAATTATACGGTCAGGGTCCATATTGGGCGCATAACGGAAATACCAGTCATATTCCCCCTCGTTGACATCAGGCATATCAGTGGTGATCGTCAGACCAAGAAACAGATGCGATGCCCCGTAAGTGAGAGAATCACCACGCAGAACCGGCATGGCACGGTTCACCTTCTCGTCCTTGTCATATTTTGACTCGTCATAAAACAGATGGACCACCGATTTGCCGGCAAGCAGTGAAGGGTTATCCAGCGAACCCATAAAAACAACACTGCCATTCCAGAAGGAATAGCAGTTCCGGTAATCATTGACAATAATGGAGCATTTCGCCTTCCAGGAGGCCGGCGGTTCCTTCCCGCGGATATAATGTATCCCCTCGTACAGCCCCATCATCTCCCATCCCTTCTGTACGGCAGGCATGATGTTGTCCTTCAGATTGGCATAAGTGTTGGCGACAAAAGCGAAAGGTGCGCCGGGCATTTCCCAGATACACCTGTATGAACGTCTGGACTGTATGACCGTACTCTTGGACATACCACGCCCGGCTATGACAACCAGAATGGTCGTATCCACGAAATCGGTCAGCATCTGGACATTATGGCTGAATTTTACATCCACATCCTCATCACTCGCCATCTTCCTCGCTAAATTCCTCGATATCATAAATCATACGTTTTTTCAAATCAAACTTTCTTATCCGTGCGTCCTCTTTCAGATTGTCACGCACAGCAACAGGTATCTCCGGTATCGAGTCGATGAAACCCTCCAGTTCCTTTCTATCAATGGCGGGAACACCCAGATCCTCACGGCTGGCCGTATAGATATCAACCTTTTTCTGGTTTAGAAGCTCTTCCGGTATCTCCGCCTGTTCCTTCCTGAAGCATCCGCGGTATTCACCGGCAAGTTTCAACAAAGCCCTTGCCTCTTTGATCTTGCCGGCCAGAAAAGCGGCGTCCGCCCACTTCTCGGCACGCTCGGCATACAGGGCAGCAAACGCCTCCGGACGGATGTTGTCCTGGGTATAGAAAAAATTGATGCTGTCATTATACACCTGTCGGGCCATCCAGTCGGACAGGCTGTACGGTTCCGATTTCAACAGCCTGATTATTCCCGCCTTTGTCACCATCCTGCCGTTAGTAAAACGCATCCTGGCACGCAGACCACGTACCATCTCCATTAGAGAGAAATACTCCCTCTCTTCCGGACGCAACGAATCCAACGTCCCGGTGGAAAGAATGCGCTGGATCTGGTTCAGATCAACCTTTTCAAAGTCCACTCTTGAAGGTCTGACCGGCAATTCACTCATATTCATCCATATCTTTTAACAAATTCTCAAAAAGACGGCGTTCCTGGATCTCTGCCAGCAACTTGACGGCATCGATATTCCCGTCCTCGGCTGCTTCGTGCAGCTTTATCTCGGGAGCGGCCCGTGAGACAAGCACGCCTTCACGGATCAGCCCTCGAATGGTGGTTCCAGGAATACCGGCATCATAAACAAAAAGAAAACATTCAGAAGCGTCAAGGCCAAGATAGGTGGCAATATCCTCGGGACTATAGCCCAGAGCCGCCATACGCCGGACTTCATTTTTCTGCTCTCCAGTCAGAGCCAGGCTGTCAGGGGGAATATCATTCATAAGATAATCTGTTCAAACATTCTTCCAGGTCCGCCAGTTCGCATTTTTTTGTAGACAGTAAATGGGTAAACTCGCCACGGTCACAAGGGTGGGAGAAACGCTCCATTTTCAAGAGCAGCCCATTGATCCCATCCTCCAGCGTCCCTTTCCGAAATATCAGTTTTTTTTTCTGTTTTCCAGTTCCTTCTCGGCGGCCGATTTCATAGACTCCCATTTATCCACTGCCGCCAATGCCTTCGCACGTTCCTCCTCACCTTCAACGGTTTCAAGCTTCTTCTTCCATTTGGACACATTGCTGGCCGCATTCTTACGGATATTCATCACCTCAAGGTCACTTTTGTTAGAAAGCTCGTCAGAAGCTAGAGAGGCGGCAACACGGGGATGTTTCCCGAGTAGCACATGGTTGTCACGGTAATATTCCAACTCCTCCCAGATACTCCGGTCCTCCAGGTAATTCTCCACAGTTGTTTTGGCTATGCCAAACGCCTGTTCCAGTTCAGCGTCATCCGGCAGCTCACCCAGTTCCCTGAAAGTTTTCAAATAAAGATCATAGGCCGTGAACATATCGGCAACCAGTATTTTCAGTACATCCGGACAGTCCGGAGAATTGAGGAAGGGGAAACGGTCACGGAAACGAATCACATTTTCCACAACCGGAGTGACAGGAACATTCACTGTGGTTTCCTCAGCATTGATCTCTCCCACCGCCCCTATAAAAGCTGAAGAAATGTGGGGAGAGTCCGCCGCTTTCCGTTGCATTGTCCTGAAAGCTGTTTCCGAAAGTCCGGCAAGCTTGCGCAGCTCCTCCATCAGGGTGGCACGAAGCAGTTCCGTTTCGGTATTCCGTCGGAAAGTGGCTTTCAGCATCAGATTAAGACCGTACTCCTCGTACAAGGCAATCCCCTCACGATACGGACGGGGACCGCTCAGATAAGCAATAATTTTTTCTTTCATACGATAACATTTACAATGTACCATACAAAGAAAAAGCCCGGCAATTGCCGGGCAAAAGACAGGAATGAGTAAAAAAATCCATGCAACGGTTCAATTGCATGGATTGGTGTCGAATAAAAAACAGCTTTCAATAAGAAAGTCTGAGTGAACCTATTTTTTGAGAAATGTCTTTCAGCGCATGATTGAATCTGTCCAACTCCTCGTCTGTGAACCGGCAGGGCTTCCCATTGACCACATTACCATTAATACGCTGATATAGCCATTCTTTCGTTTTGCCAAAGTAATGTTTCGCAATGAAAGACAACGATATGATCTCGGATATGTTCTGAAGCTGTAATTTTATGGTTCTCTCCTCCATGCCAGCAATTTCACCACCAATCCCATTCAAGCACTCATCCATGAAATCTGCAATCATCTTCTTGTCCCCTTCACTCGTATAAGTACCAGCTATATGTTTCACCCGGGAATAAAACTCCCCGGACTCTGTTCCCATTAACGGACGTAGAGCGTCCAATTCCTCTTTCAGTGTCATAATCTCTTTATTTTTTTTTAAGTTCCCCATAGGCTGGGGAACACTGTTATTACTCATTTTCCATCTCTTTAAGAATTTTCTCTATCAGGTTCAGACGGTCAAGAAGGGCGTTTATCTCTTCAGTTCTCCTGATCCCGGTCTGTTCCTCAATAAAAACCAATTGTTTCAATTTCATTTTTACAACCCCCAACTGCATTGTGAGGTCCTTTTTAATTTGTTCCTTACTCATTATATGCTGTTTTTAATCGACATTCAAAAATAATAATCTTTTGCTTATTATTCAAGTTTACATCGAATAATCTTTTGCTTATTATATATTTTTAGCAAAATTCCACATACCATAAAACGGAAATGGCGTTCTGCCTGCCTGACAACAACAGCACTTGCAATGTATTACACAAGGAAAAAGCCCGGCAATTGCCGGGCAATACCATATTGCCACATCCGATCAGAACTGCGCCACCTCATAATACTTGAAGAAATAATACAATGCCACCTTATGCCATTTGGTCAGATCCTTGTCTCCGGAAAGTATGGACGATACCGTACATTTGTCAATCCCGGTATAATTGCTCAGGTGCTTGGCCTTCATCCCTAATTTTTCCATACGTTTCCTGACCCATTCGACAGTAATACCGTCAATATCCTTGCGGTCAAAATTAACAGCGGAAACTGTCAGTTTCCAGTCTTCCGGAATCTCACCTTTAAACATTTCCTGGACACGCTCGTGAAGCTCCTTTTTGGAAAGGAACTGTCCATTCACTAGATCCTTCTGCTCCGCACGGACAATCAGACGGCCTTCGGAGAAGGAAACAATTTCAATTACAATATGCGCCATACGTGCATACTGTCTGGCAAACTCATCAAGTCTCTTTTTAACCTCTGGAGAAAGAGGAAGTAAATCCAAATTTTTCATACTGCATCAATTTACGATTGATTATCGGAATATTTGTTTTTAATCTGTAGCCACCCGCGCTTGTATGATACTGCAAGTATACGAAAAAGTTTGTTATTAACAAACTTACAATATGCTTTTGAAAAATAAAAAAGCGGAACCGAAGCCCCGCTTTCCTGAAATAATGAAACCACTAAAATAAGAATATGACTTATGCCTGATAACGGCTCTGCTCAATCCATGTACATGTACCGGAACCGGATTCAAAAGCCTGAAGGGTTATCTGGCTGCCCGGACTGGCGGTGAAGGTTTCCCCGCCACGCAGCAGGAACTGGCCGCCATGGGCAATTGTCGGAGCCACACCTGACGCTACTCCCAACAAGGTCATCACTGCGCCGTGCCGTCCGCCGGTCACTTTGTTTATTTCCGCCTCACCACCCTGAAGCTGATACTGCCCTTCCGCCGTAAACGGGATGGTGGTGGCAGACGCAGTCACACTGGCCACCGGTTCTTCCGAAGGAACAGTACCTTTATAAATGGCGATGTCGTCCCCCTTACTGATTTGGGTAAAAGTGAATTCAGAGGAGTTTGCATCCTTGTTACCGGTATAGTTGACTCCCATCTGCATGGGATTGCAGGGAGAACCGAACAGATCCTTGTCCTGACCGTCACAGTAACTCATTATTACGATACATTTCCGGCCGAGCCAGTTGGTCTTGAACTCACGGACCGCCTGCTTGTTTCCCGGATGGTTCCCCTTGACCGTAGGGGTGAAACCAAGTGCGTCAGGATCTCCGTCTGTATTGCTTGTAACCTCCACAGTACCGGGAGTGAAATAGATGTCAGTAGAATAACATCCAGGCTTCAATTGTATGTTCTCGGTCATCAACACACCGGCCGAATCACGTACTGGGAACACCAGAATATCATCCACATCAATGATACTCATCATGTCGCGCGGGTTGATCCCTTTACCCGGATTACCTTCCGGGCGCTTCACTGCTCTTTTAACGTATGCCATAATTATAACAATTTAAAATGAATAACAGGGGCGGATTACTCCGCCCGTAAATTTAACCACGTGCCACCTCATAGAATTTGCCACCTGCATAAGTCAGCATGATAAATTTGCCGGCACTGAGCGTCATGGCATCAGTCAGGACAAAATTACCACTATTAGCGATAGTGGACGCATTCGTATTCCCGGCCCCGTGAATGGTATACACTTCACCTTCCACCGCATCTGTGAAATTCGTGATGGCCGTCGCTTGGGTATTGGTTCCCGTTACGAACACCGTCGCACCTGCCAAGGATGGAGTGGTTGCATCGTTGGCGAACTGTAATGCACCGGAAGCTGCCGTATCACGTCCAATTTCGATGAATTTCCCGTCAGAACGTTTCATCAGACGTATGGTGTCCCCTTTCTTCGGTATCCAGTCGGCACTGATCAAGCTGAACTTATCGGATTTGGTGATCTTTACCCCCTTGTCCTCGCTGCCACACTTGATGGTGACAATCTTACCCACTTCAGCGTTCTCAATATCCGTAATGGTGAACAGGCTGGTGTTGGCCACGGTCTGCACACTGGTATGCAGGGCTACGTTCGGATTCTTGTCCTTCTCCCCGTCAATGAAGGAAGATGCCGGTCGGTCATACTCGTTACAGAAGATCATCTGGCGGCTGCCGTCCATATCCTCTTTTTTCGTATATTTGAAACCTACCGCACGCGCCCAGATGGATTCCTTCCACAAGGACCATACCTTAAGCGTCCAGTCCTGTTGTTCCAAGCTGAAATTTGTCATTTCACCGGCCACATGCTCGAAGCATTTGATATTGCCCTCCATCGTCCAGAAAATACGCTGGTGATTGTCCGCATTCGGAATCGGAATCAGCTTCACAGCCGGATATTCCTTAATGTACATCATATTGGCCTTATAATCCTGGTTCACACCATAGTGCAGCTCGTTGTACTTGTGATACCATACTACCATATAGCTGGGAAGATACAGGGCCAGCTGCCCGCTGTCACGGTACACGGCAGGAATCATTCCCGTACCCTGGAACAGTTTCTCACCGATATTGGCTTCCGTGATCTCACCCAGCACAAACGGCTTGATCTGGTAGACAGTTTTCCCGTTATTAATATCAATGAAACCGTCAATCTTCTTTCTCAGCCATTCATAAAGACCGTCGGCCGCTTCCATGGCACGTCCCGGCTTGTTAAGGTCAGGATCCTTGCGCACGCCATTGATACGGCGCAGTTCACGCTCGTTATGCAGCTTCTTGGCTGTTTCCGCCAGAATGTATTCAATGAACGACCATTTGATCGCCTGTGATCCTTCCTTGTTGAGAGAGCCGATCCAGGTTTTTTCCAGCTGCTTCAGGTCACGGAATTTATGGGCGAACATGACACTGAACATACGCAATGTCTCGTTGTCGAACTCATATTCACCTTTGGTGACATTGTCGAAATCACTGGAGGTGTTGTCAGCCTGCGAGAACTCACCCAGCCAGATGTTGACCAGAGTGGCCAAATCCTGATATCCGCTCTCCACCGGGAAGATGCTCTCAATACTGGGGAGCTTGGTCAGGAATGACTGCAAACGGTCCTGCCAGCGGATACGGTAAAACGCACCAAGGTCCTCCTTCAGACGGCTATAATCCACGGAACTTTCCGCACGGACCTGAAGATTGATTCCCTGACATGCGAGCAGAGCGGCGCGGGCACGCATGTTATACGGACGGTCCAGTGCGAACATCTCACCCTGCATACCTCCAAGCTGCTTGTCATCATCCAGATTGAAGGCACCGGCACCCGTATTTTGTTTCAGACCGGCACCCGCACCATGGTCCGGTTCTGGCAATGCGCTCAGTACCGAAATCTTCTGCTTCAGCTCAGCTATTTCGGTATCTTTCCGGGTGATGGCCTGCGTCTTTTCCCCGTCTGTCTTTCTTATTGCATCCAACTGCTCCTGCAAGGAAGCCATTTCGGATACTTTCTGCGCCAGCAGACCACGAATCAGCGCCTCTCCCGAGTTCTCAACAGGACTGGCCTGCGGTTCCTCATCCTTAAAACCATTTTTCAACGCTTCCCCGAAAGGAGTAATGAACCTCTCATCGAAGCCAAGTTCTTTCAGCTTGGCTACATCATCGGCATCAAGGATATCCTTGTCCTCAGCCTTCTTCCACTCCTTCAGCCCCAGCAACCCGAGGATTGCGCCGGCGAAGGTGGACATTTTAGAATACTTTCCCATAAAAATAAAAATTTAAAAGATTTGATTTGTCTTGTTGATAACGGACTGCGCCAGAATCCAGCGCGCAGCTCCCTCCAAAGTGTTATAACCGTCCGCCAGTCCTTCCCTGACCGCTTCATCACCCATAAAGGTTGCCCCGCGGAACACGGGGGAGTCCTTGTCATAAGCGATGGAAAGGTTCTCCGAAACAGTCCGGCAGAACATCATGTGCAGCTTTGACAGCTTTTCCTTATAAGGTTCTTCGTTATTGTTTTCCGCAATCTCCCGGTGTTCCCTGTTTTTCAAGTCGGCCGAATCCGGGTAAATCTCCCGATAATCGATTCCTTCTTTTTTCAAGGCCTCCTTGGCATTATAATAGGTACCCACAACACCGATACTACCCACCTCACACATCAACGAGCCAAGAAAGCGCTTGTCTGCGGCTGACGCCAGCCAAAAATGTGCGGAAGCACAAGCTCCGGCAATGTAAGCGACTACGGGTTTGGGACATTCGGATATCATTTTTGACGCATTGTCCAGACCGGTAATCATTCCCCCCGGTCCATTTATCCACAAAATGATGCCTGCAATACGGTCATTAGCTGCCGCCTGTGCAATATATTCCTGAAGGCGGAACGTCTCCCAGGCATAGAGCGTCCCTTCCAGCACAATAACGGCAACCGAGTCGGAAGGAAGATCGCTATCCTCCAAATTCCATCGTCCCACAAAATTCAGATCTGATGCGTATGCGGCCACGGCATCTTTCTCAAAAAATGCCTCTACCTCCTTAAAATTGCCGGAATGTATTGAAGGAAGGATCAGTGAGACCAGATTGTAATAATCCTCTCTAGCCATGGCCCATTTTTCATTGAATATTAACTGAATACGATTCATCCGTTCTTTTTTCCTGCAAAATAAAGAACAGATCCATCCATGAACAAGGACACGGAGAGGCGGTCATCACACCCGGTCATGAAAAGACCATTTTTCCACATAAAAACATCCCCAAAAAGGACATGGAAAAGACAAAACGACACGCTACGTCACATAAAATTATCTGTGTTTATATTCTCGAACGGAGGTTTTACGACGCATCTTCCGCCTCCAGCGCTGGTAATCTTTCAGAAGTGCTTCCACGCTCAGGCTCTCAATACAATACTTCCGGAGAAAGTACCAAGCCGAATTGATGTAGTCTATACCATAGACATGTTTGTTTTCATCAAACAGGTCATGAAGCTCCGCACGCATCATTGTGTTTATCTTTCTGGAAAGTATTTTGGCTCCCCTCTCGCCTATATAATTATAGGTAGCTAAAGGTTTGCCACCCGGAAGGTGTGCCTCCCGGCGCTCCGGCAACACAAGCTCCAGATTTCCGCTATCCACAGGGCATCCGGCAGGACGTTTCTGCAAAAGATCATAGACGAAATGGTACAAATCAAGATCTGAAGGCAGGCGGACAACCTTGCTGTCCGGAGTTCCATACTTGCCTATTAGATATTCGGCTAAATAATTTTCTATCGTTATCTTCGTGGTAATCATATACTTATGTATTTATACAAAAGTAATGATTTAAATTGAGATAGTCAAAGAACAACCGGCTAAAGATGGCCGGCTGCCAAAAGAATCATGAAGGCCGCTGCACCCCCCCTTGAAAAACAAAGGGGGGATTTTTGTGCAACCGTACGATCCGAAGATTGATATCATTATAACACGCTATATATCAGCATATTATACACTGCACGATTCGCGCACGATTTTCGTACGAAATGTAAAACCACGCACAAAAAGCCATAAAATACGTTTTTGAACAAATCGAACGGAATCGTGCAAAAATCGTGCAGACATAAATATTTATATATCAATACATTACAATCAAAAAAAACGTATCTGCACGATTGCACGAAAATTTCTTCATTTTTTATAAGGGTATCTTTCTTAAAAGTTAAAAAATAAAAAAAAGAATATATGTGCCGGCCCGTTTTCGAACAGACCGCACGATTGTCCAAAATGTTTTTTCCGGGGAAAAGGGGTATGAGGGGAAACAAAAAAGTCCGGAAAACCGGACTTTCAAACTATATGTCTTCAGGATAAAATACCTGCGTTATGAATTCGTATTCCCGGGGGAGCGACCGCACGCCCACAATAACACACAAGCCTCTGGCGGCCATTTCATAGAGCCTCTGGTTGGTCACAGGGGAGTTCCTGAAGTTATACTGGGCGCACATCACGAAATAAGCCGTGGACAGATCACAGGAATAAAGATCCTCCTGTATCAGCTTGGCCGCATCACTAGGTATCAGGGCGAACCCCAGCCTGACCGCAAGCCTTGAAATCATCTGTCTGCGTGTCCGGACATCAGGACATACCGCCACAAAAATTTTATTCTCTTTTTTCAGCATATTGCTTCCTTTTTATTTGCATATCTCACTAAAAATCACTAACTTTACAATGATATAAATTGGGATATATCATACATTTCTATCCGAGTAGAAATGCCTGTAAGGGACCGCAGGCCGCCAGGCCGGACAACGCCGGATCTCACTCCTGTCATCAGAAAACTCCAGCAATGCGTCATTCATGCTCTTATGGAACAGCTCCTCTATGATACACATTTCGGCCACATCCATGAACAGTTCCAAAGAGCGGGCCGTGCAGTGCTCGGATACAATGATGGATCCTCCCTCGGGAATCCGGAGCAATAACTCCGTCACCCGGTCATAAAACCTTTTGAAACGGCCCGGGTCACGCCCGGCCAGAGGCATTACCTTTTCCAATATTTCCTGATAACTTCGTGCCATGTCAGTAGTCCAGTCTCAAATTTCCCGGAAGATCAGGGTCCAAGGGATCCTCTCCCGGTTGTATGATCTCCTTGCCGGTACCGACCGTGAAATACTCCACTCCGCCGGACTTGTCATCCACGACAGGGCGTCCGTCCTTGTCAACCTGATAGGGGAGTCCGGTCTTGCTGTCATATTTCTGGGGATTGAATACGAAGCCTTTCCATTTGCAATACATGACGAATTTTTTCTTGAATGAAGCGGGGGTGTTGTATTTCCGCTGGGCCGGATCATACAAGCACAAGGCATCGAACAGGTCCTTCTTCACCAGACGGCAACCGATATGCTCCGGTGCGGAGAAATACTCGTCGGCCCAGGAAATGAAAGTTTCCCCGATCTCCTGCCGCAACTTGCGTTCTTCAAGCCGTTCTCCCGGTGCCTGGACCACGCCGAATGTCAGATACAGTTGGATACAGTTGGCCAGCAGGTTCCAGCACAGGTTCCATTGGTCAAAATCCCATTCGGTAAAGAATAACGAGCCGAAATCATCAGCCGGCTTGTGCTTGTCGTTATAAAAGTCGGAAAATGCCAGCAGCCACTGGCGGTCCGTGAAAGAGGACCCGGTTCCACGAATGGCGTGGTTCGTGGCGATATAGATCTTAGGGGACTGCGAGAATGACAGCGTGATACGCCGCCCTCCCTTGTAGTTCACACTCCAGTCGCCGGTTATATTCGGAAACAGAAATTCAAAATTGAAGTTCTGCAGTACATCATCAATAAACACCAGCTTGGTTTTCTCCAGCACGTCATTCCATACAAACTGATCCTTGAAGATGTCGGAGTTCTTTCCGGGAATATAAGCTATAGGCATGACATTCCTCATGAGCTCCCCTATAAGGGACTTCCCGGAACGACCGTTTGATTCACCGACCTCAGACTGCTTCCCGTCCATGCCGATCACCGCACGCGCCACACTGGTATCCTTCGCCTCCATCAGCATGTAACCGATGGCGCACAGTTTGGAAAGCAGATGGATATTATTCTCATTTTCCTCCTCCGGAGTTACCTCGCTACTTTTTTTTCTCCATGTGAAATTGCTGGCGTTGATCAGGAATTGCAGGTAATGGCAGCGGTGTCCGTCCCCAGTCAGCTCATAGGAATACGTATCGGCATCCTTCCTGAAAGTGACGAGCTGTTTCCCCAGATACCTGGCTGGATAATTACGTCTCTGTTCCTCCCAGATGTGATGGGAGATATTCTCATATCCCATTTCCTTCACATTGTCACGGGTAACCAGCCAGCACGATTTGTCGAAATAAAAATACTGGCTGTCCCGGGAAGGTTTGATAAACTCGGGCTGTATGTACTCTAGCAATGAAAGCTTGTCCGGCCCGACATACTGCGACACGCCTTTGATCAGCATCTCGTTCACACCCATGCAGCAATTATGCTTGGCGAACTGAAACAGATAGTCCCGGGCGTCGCTTGCCTCTATGGAGCGGACTACAGGAGGTTCCAGATGGATAAATTGGAAACTCTTGTCCTGCCTTCTCAGGCGTCCGAATCCGCGGTTCTGTAAAAAATTCTGGGAATTCACATAGCAAAACTCATAATCCGTCCTCTCGTTATCCTTTCCTTCATTTCTTTTGACCACCCGCCAGAACTGCTCGTCCGAATCAAAAGGCTGGGCTGACACGACCTTGCCGTCCTCATCGAATTTCCAGCGGTAACGGTTGAACAGGAACTCCGGAAGATTCTTCAGCAGATCCTTGTGCCGTTCAGCAAACGCCTCATGGGAGTGAAGGCACCAAAGCTCCATCAGCCTGTGGTCTGTGAAGCCGGTAATCTTGAACATCTCCACATATCGGCCGGAACCCCTCTTGTCATTGCAGGCATAGTCAAAATCCGCGGACAGCTCATCCTCTTTTCCCAAAAGGGTGTTGGCCAGTAAGTCATCAAGGCCCTTGTCTCCTGCGTCATTCTTACGGATGTGCCCTACAAATATCTCCAGATAGATGTCACGGTTCTTCAGGCTACGCATATATTCCTTGAAATTCCTGGCGGCGGAATAGAAATTCCTAGGCCGTTTCTCCACCGGATCATTTATTTTGATATTGCTTGATATGTCATCCCAGTCCGAATCAAAAACAAACGCCACTTCTCTGACTTGGCAGCCGGTGACGATCCTGACAAAATCCTCCGGCAACGAACCGTTATTTCCTAGATTCTGTATACCCGACACGGCTATGGATGGAATGCCATGCTTGCACGCTTTCTCCGCTTTTTTCTCACCCTCTTGAATATACAGACGGTCTATCTTCGTACCGTTTTTGAAGGCTGCCCGTATCTTTTCCGGAATATATATAGGAGTTCCGGATCCTCGTGGCGACTTGTATTTAAAAGGTTTCCCTTCCTTGTCCAGATGCATTTCCGGGAACTGCCAGCGGATGCGGTAGTATTCCTTCATCTCGCCAGCCGCCCTGCGCTTGGAATCCTTCTGGACATAACGGACAGGAAAACCGTCCAGATCATAATATTCTATAATGACATCATCCCCCTTGGCCGTCAGCATTCCCCGCTCGTCAATCGTTCCCGGTTTGAAAGTACGGCACTGGAACACGGATTTCGTATCGTCAGTCTTGTACACATTGGCGGTGACATCCTCGAATGTCAGTCCCGAGGCGGCCAGCATTCGGGAGCAATAAGAATTTGTGTCCTGCCCTTTGGCAGCCTTGCTTCCCTTTTTCATCTTCCGAACTGTTTTTTCCTTCGGTTTATCCGGATGTGGATCCAGTAGGACACAGAATTTTTTTGCAAGGTATTCCAGCGCATCCGTATAACCGTATCCCTCGACATTCATCAGATACGATACCGCACCCTCCCCGCCAATCTGGCAGGAAAAGCACTTGAACAGATTCTTGCCGGGGCTGACCGTGAACTTTTTCGCGCTTCTACACTTAGGGCATTCGCAAACATAATCTTTGCCGGATTTTCTCAGTTCCCGGAAATCTTGCACAACGTCAAGCAGCCTGCCATCCGACGCCGATTTTATCCTTGATATTTCGTTTTCATTAAAATACATAACAAATAATCATATAAATAAGCCGCAACTTCATAAGACAACACAAAATTACCGGATTGCAGTAACCCGGAATGGACCGAAAATGATGATGTTCCCGGAATACTTTGCCCCTTTCAATTCATTGACATCTTGTCCCGGTTCACTATTTTAGTCCTCTCGTACTCCAGCAGAGCGGACGTCACCGCCTTCCGAAAGTTCTCATTCATAGCTATCGCACCATAAAGCAGCCTGTGCAACCTTGCCCCTTCACAACTGGAACCATGTCCAGCAAATATCTCATAACTATCCCCGGTATCCTCTTCCGACATTATTGTACAGGAAACATATAAACCGGCCTCCTTGCTTTGTTCCAATATAAAGGAGAGAAAAGCCTTTATTTCAATTTGTTTGTTCTTGGAATTCATAATCTTATTTTTATTGTAGTTCAATTTTTATTACATTTGCAATGTTTTAATTTGGATAAAAACATTTGGCGAAGTGTTTTTATTTTAGTAATTGTTTTGTTGGCCCTCACTAAGTTATAGAGCCTAGTGAGGGTACTTTTCAGCATATAGTCTTATTACGCTCCCAAATTCCCATCACCAATATCTGCTGAATCAAGCTCGTATTGAGCCTCACCTTCCGCATATTCACACATGGCAATAACATCATTGGCTGTAACGCCATCCCCCCATTCTGTAGCTATTATTCCTCTGTCAGATTCAAGAGTGATTGTCAGTATTTTCTTCATATCTAATCTAGTTTAGAGGTATTTCTTTAGTTCTTCTCGATCTATAAAAAAGGCACATGCCATATAATTACCTGGTAAACCCATTGTCTGGGCAAGGGCATCATCTCCGCAAACTTTTTCAGTTCCAAAGCCAACGACTGAGCCGCGCGGATCATCTTTAACATCGACTATCGTAGTGGTCATTCTCAAACCTTTATTGTCATCTGCTGCCATTCTCTTAATAGCATCCAGAATTTTATTACCATCACTATTCATTTCTTCCATGCTGTCTAATTCTCTCCTAAGCTCTATGATTTCATCCGAACGGGATTCATAACCAGCCGTTACACAATCACTGATGATTGTTGTTAAATCAATGCCATGTACTTCAAGGCATTTTTCAATAAAGTCGCTATAATAGCGATTAATTTTTCCTTTTGCTTCTTCTATCTTTTGCTTCATTTCTCATTAGTTTTTAGTTAATTACCAATCTCCACCATCATTTAATATGCCATCAATAGTAGTTACACTATTATCAATGTTGCTGCCTCCATATTGCGTAAATTCCGGTGTAGGATTATAGTCTGTATCTCCATGCATCATTACGTGAAGTGAGCCACTGGCTGAATACAGCCAAAGACGCTTACCATCCTTTTCCCACTTTTTTGCAAGTCGTTTCAAAGAGTCAATTAACTTATCTTCTTCGGGAGTACATTCTATCCCAGCTTCTGTTTGATATTTGCTCATTACTTTTTCCATATTCATTCTGATTTGTTATAAATTAATCCTCTTTGTACCAATCTGGCTTTGGAAACCTATCCGAAAAAAATACTTTATTGACTTCTTCACTTTCAATATTGGAAGCTTCCGGCCATAAATCTTTTAACTCTTCAATACTATTGATATAGGCTACTAAAACAAAGTGGTGAGCACTTTCACCAGTGCACCAATATGGATATTGGATTGGCCATCTTAATGGACGATAATCTCCATCGCACTTTTCCTTATCTACAAAAAATCTTACTCTAATCATCTTATATCATATTTTTCGTTAAACACAGAATCCGCTTGCTGAAACTGCTTCGTGAAGCGATTCTCTTTGTATCCTCTCTTGAAAGTAGTATGTGTAACGCAACTCACCAGTGAGGCAAGAAGCATACATATTAATAGTATTTTCTTCACTTCTGTTCAGTTTTAAATATTAATCTTTTTCGATGAAAGTGTTAGTAGTATTCAACACTCCGGCTGAATCCCAATTTTTACCATCACGCACAAAAAAACTATCGCTTAACAGCCTTTCATAATCGAATTTATTCATAAGAATAACACTCGCATTGCCATCTATATACAGTTTGCATTGCATGAATTGAGTTCCTTTTACTTCCTCAATTACGTCTATTTGCATTGTTCTTTTTTTACTCATATCTAAATCTGTTTTGAATTATTTTTTTACAACTACCGCCATTGTACTAATAGATGTGCCACTCTCTTTAAACTCGCCTGCGCTGATTTCAAACACTTCTCCATGTACTTCTTTCAGCCAGTTGCGGAAATCAATACATCTCTTTTCCGATGCGAATCTCCAGTGTTGGCTGGTTATTGCTGCAAGCGTGCCGCCTTCTTCCAAGCGTTCATACATAAGCCTGACATGCTCTATATCCTGATTACCGGAAAACGGAGGATTTGCAATTATCTTAGTATAACTACCTACACTGTCTTTCGTAAAATCTTCATCAAGCAATATTACGTTATCAAGTGTATGAAGGAACTCCCTGTTTTCTGGCATCAGTTCATAACATTCAACTGTTACTGACGGGCACGACCGATGAATCGCTTTTATCAGAGCACCACGTCCGGCACTTGGTTCAAGTACGGTATCTGTTTCATGAATTCCACCGGCAAGCATTACCAGCCAGTCTGCAATATCAGCAGGTGTTTCAAAGAACTGAAAATCTTTTTGCAAATCGCATCGCTTACCTTCTTTCAAGATGGAGAACACACGTTCCGGATTAAAAGGAAATGTGAAACCCTGTACCTTCCCACCTTGCCATGAGCCGCCGGCTTCTTCTATCCACTTTTTTGCTTCGGCATAAGATTTTTTATTGAATTGAACTTGAGGAAGTTTGAGGATATTGTTCTCAAGAGTACAATGTTTCAATATCTCTTCCACGCTCCATTTCTTACCTTCATCAGCCTGTTTTTTCTTTTCGTCCGTTGAAGCGTCCGGCGCTAAAAGTGAAGATATTTTTTGAACAACTATGTTGCTTGCGTCCATGAAGGCACTGACGCAAGATATCGCTTCTATCAAAAAATCAGTGTCAACACACCCGGTCTCGTCATAGATGTCTATCCCTTCGGTCATGGATGACAGTTCATTGAGCTGCGCTACACTACCATGTAACGTTTCGATTAAAATCTTTTTTTTGTTCGTCATAACTTTTCTGTAAATAAATTCTAGTTGTGTCTACACTCCCGTGACCTAGAAGGTCAGCCAGTTGAATAACATCTTTGTTTTTTTTCAGGAACATTTTAGCAAAGAAATGCCGGAAGGCGTGCGCATGCATTTTCCTTGGATCAATGCCGCAATGTTTTCCCCATGCTTTCAAGTGCTGGGAAAAGCCACGCTGTGTGATCGGGCCGAATCTCCCTACCGCAAAAATCCCGGTTTTACCATATTCTTTAGCGTAAACCTTCGCTTCTTGCTGTAGCTGTTTTTGAAAGAAAAAACGTCTGTACTTGTTACCCTTTCCTTTTAATGTCACTTCCCCGGATATGATGTCTTCCCACGTAAACTGCTGGAATTCCGACAGACGGGCGCCCGTTGTTCCCAAAACCTTAATAAAGAAATAGTAATCCTTATTGTTTTTTGCCTTGAGATATTCCAACAGCCGGTTATATTCCTCCTCGGTCGGCACATTGTTCACATCAAGCTTGCGCTTTATTTTGGGACGCTTCAGTTCTATAGGCTTCTTCAGCCATTTGGAAAATCTTTCTATTGCTGTAATCCGCAAACGGATGGTAGCGGGAGATAATTTTTCTTCTTCAAGACTTTTTATAAACCTCCTGCAATTATCCATGTTTACCTCATTGGCGTATTCGAAATACTTTTTCATGGATGTGTAATATATATAAACTGTATGAGAAGAGTAATCATTGTTGTCAGTCAGCCATATAATGAAATCATTAAGTTGTTTCTTGTTCTTATCCGAAATGACATCAAGTTTTTCCAAAGGTTTCACCGCCTTTCCCCTTTTTCCATATCCGATGTTGAGATAGGATAGTAGATCACATATAGCTGAACACATTAGCGAATGACGCACCATGACATCTGCATTTTCACGCTTATAAACCAGATAGCCACGACGATTGACATCTTCAGTACGTTCAAGAAAATCCGTTACATATTTGATATATTTCCCGACAGTATCATAAGTTCTGCCTGTTGTGTATAAGTAGGAAATATAATCAGTTAATATCTTCTGCCTGTCATTATTCATAATCTTGTTTAAATTAAATTATACCAATCATTGCTATCTTCGAAAAAACATCTGTATCCATTAGCCGTATGTTTGCCTCTCACTTTCCGACATATAGCACTGATCAAAGAAGGAGCCACGCCAATCATCTTACCAGCCATTTGTATCGAAGGGAATACTCCACATAATTTCTCATCCTTTATCAAAACAACGCTCTTTTTATTCATGCCTGCACCAGTTTTATGATGCGCTCCACGACCTTTAGACAGATTTTTTAAACTTCTACGTTTCGCCCACTTTGAGTGGTAGGTCATTCTCTTCCCTTTATTATGCGGAGTACAACCTTTCAAGAACCTACCGTTTACTAAGTCTCTCTCAAATCGCTCAGGCGGTATATATAATTCACTCATTTCTGTTCGGTTTTGAACCATTTTCCTGATGCCAGGTAAATGGTAATTATTGTAAATTAAATTCTAATTGTATTATCAGCCAACTGTTAATCAACTTCCACTAACTCACCGTTTTCTAGTCTATACCATGTATCAGCCTTGACAACCTCACCATCAACTAATACAGCCTTCCAATCGACAATATCACACGTATCTTCCCTTTCTTCAGCTATGACCAAAATTGCACCTATTCCGCCTTTTACCTGAACATTGTTACCTCTTGCCATTGACAAACCATTAGATCCTGTTGAAGCCTTTCCTCTTGCCGTAGCAGCACCATAATCACCAGCCGTGGCAGCACCTCTATCACCAGCCGTGGCAGCACCATAATTACCAGCCGTGGCAGCACCTCTATAACCAGCCGTGGCAGCACCACTATCACCAGCCGTGGCAGCACCTCTATAACCAGCCGTAGCAGCACCATAATCACCAGCCGTGGCAGCACCTCTATCACCAGCCGTGGCAGCACCATAATTACCAGCCGTGGCAGCACCTCTATAACCAGCCGTGGCAGCACCTCTATCACCAGCCGTGGCAGCACCTCTATAACCAGCCGTGGCAGCACCATAATTACCAGCCGTGGCAGGTTTTCCCGGTTCCGCATTACACTCGTTAGTACACCGTTCCTTGACAAAAGATATAGCTGCTTTCACAAGCCCCCTTATATCAAGCTCAGCACCTATTCTAATTTTTGAAGAACAAACCTTGTCACTTTCTGAATCGTCTATTTTACCGCTCTGTTCAACCTCACAAAACCTTGACCCGGCTGGCGCATAGTAACCAAAAACATCCAGAGGGTAAGGACATGCATGAAAACCTTTCTCACATGCCTTTATGTCGCCTGTTTCTTCATACTCCTTACCTACCTCATACTTAAACCCTCTACAAGATAAATCTTTGTCAAACGCTTTATAAGTCTTTAATTTCTGTTCCATGATATTGTTTATTTGTTGTTATTTTGATATTTTGATTATTTTCTGTTCAAAGATCGGGCATTCTCTTCTGCCCAACAGGTGTATTCCATGAAGCCTGTAGCATGGCTTTTCGGGAATCTAATCGTATTTACGATATATGGCACAACGGCGGCAGATGCGATGTATACCGTATTTCCCTTTTGCGCCGTAACATACCACAGGATAACCGTCAGCAGTTTTCATGATTTTCTAAACAAATGACTGAACGCATTATCCAAATCCAGGTCCAAATTCAGTTTGGACGGGAAAGATTTAATGTATTCGTACATCTTATAAGCGAGGTTGTCATCATCACCGCACCTGTCAATCAGTGTGAGCAACATGGCGTTCACCATGTCAGAATCATTGCCGAAGTTTTCCTGAGTGGATTCGCTACAATGATTCACATCACTTTTCAATCTCTTTATCGCGGCTATGGCTGTGTTGAAGTTTCTTTTTGAATCGTGTCTGAGTTCAAAGCCTTCCTTCTTGTATTGCTGCTGCATTTCTAGAAGGTTGGTTTCTAAAATGTCCGTGAGGACAAATACGATGTTGGTTATCGTATTCAGTTTGTCTGTTCCTTGCATGATCGTGTATTTTTTATCAATTATTTTATTTGATACAACCTATTTTAAAGCCGTATAATGAATTTTCCTGCATGAAAGTATCAACTACAGGCTTTCTTGTTGAAAATCTTGTCACGGGGCTGGAAATGCTGTCTATCGTTTTCTTTCTTCGCCCTGTCAATCCATCTTTGGAATTTGGCGGCTACAAGAGGACAGTGGATGCGTAGGTTCCTGTCGCGTTCCGCTTCCCATTCACGTATCTTTGTCTGCATCTCGGTATTCATAAATTTCTCCTTTTTTCGTTATGATTCTTTCTTTTGAAAACTGTTACAAATTTGCCCGTATCTGTCACAGGCGCACACTCTATGCCCTTTGGCCCTGCAATACGCAGAATTGTCCCCGAAGTCCGAAGCATTCTTGCAGTTCCGGCATTTGACATATACAATTTCCGGTTTGACTTTCTTTGCCATATTTAAAATGGATTGTTATCCTCTTCAGTGCTATTACTTGATATGGGAATAATGTTCAAGTCGTAAAAGTGAGTAGATGCGGCATTGAAACCACAGATAAACTTCAATAGCCCTATATTCCTGCCTTTAGCTATATCAATCATGGCAGTTCCTTTTGTGTCCACGTCTGAAAACTCATCAGGATAACGTTTCCCTTTTACCTCGGGGCGATAAATCAGCATGACTATATCTGCTGCTTCCGCTATCTGTCCACTATCCCTTAACCTTGCCAATGTAGGTACAGGGTTAAGATTATCCCTATTCATCTGTGACAATGCAATAATCCATATATCCAAATCCTTTGCCAGATTCTTCAGCCTTCTTGCAACCTCTCCCATCTGCTGTTCTTTGTTGCTTCCCTTCATGTTAACATTCAAAATCTGTAAATAATCAACCACAGCCCCGTCTATCCCATTTTTTAATTTCATTTGACGGATTGAGGATATTATCGTGTCGATATTGGACGTGCTCCTGTCATCGAAATAGATTTGCATTTTTGATACAGTATCCACAGCTCGGTCTACATTTTCCAACTGCATACCGGAAAGCGGTGAGTAAAGTATAACATTTGAAGGAATACCACTTATCATTGAAATGATTCTAGACGTAATCTGTTCCTTCTTCATCTCCATTGAATACATGGCTATCTTAGCACCTGCTATTGCAGCGTTTTTCATCATGCTTACAGCAAGGCTAGTTTTTCCTTGGCTTGTTTCACCCGCAATTATTATCAGGTCTGATTTTTGAAGCCCGCCTGTTTTCCCGTCTATCTTGTCAAATCCGGTCGGTGTACCTGTCAATTCTGTTTTTCCCGACATGTTGCGGTTTATCGTTTCATACACGGATTCTATGCTTTCCTTGACTGTGCTGATAGAATTACAATTGGATGAGAACAGATTAGCAAGCTGGTCTGACACTTTTTGCACGACATCGGCAATATCTTCCTTCTCATTAAAAGCGTTACTGTCAAGATAACTCCCAATATCAAAAAAACGTCTTCGTATCATCAGATCATGAAGTCTGCACGCATATTGATACAGATCGAATGTGTACATTCCTGAAATCTTTACCAGCTCATATAAACTAAAGTCCGGATAGGAGAACTCCAGTTTTGATTTCACACTGACAGCATCGGCCCTTCCTCCGGAATCTGTTATCTCCAATACAGTCCTGTATATCTGCTTGTGAAAATCGTTATAGAAACAATTTTCAGTAAGGATATCCCTCACTTCGTAAATGGTATCTCTCTCGCTTAGAATGGTCCCAAGAACACGTTTCTCACATTCTTCATCTCTTGGTAATATACGCATTCCACTCGGTATTATTTCATCTTTCATCTTTCATAAACTCAAATTGTTTTAAAACAGCGTTATACAAAACATCCCATTTGGAACGGATGTCTACTCTGCCTTCAATTGTGCATAATGCGCTTTTAAACATATCGTTCCCATATTTGTCCCGTAAAAACAAAAACTCTTCTTCCGTAGGCAATCGCATATTAGAAAAACAATACGGTGCTTGTTTCTTGATATACGACAGGAATTTGTGATATGTCTTGTTGCATTCGGAAGATTTCAGCAAAGCATCATTCGTATCCTGAAACAAATTTGTAGCCCCTCTTTTTATCTCAGTCAATATCCAGTTTCTGAAATGCTCCATAAAGCCTTTCCTGTCTTTCGAGATAGTTCCTCCGGCTTTTAGGCTTATCACGAACTTGTCAAGCCATAGAAGAAACATATCATGGTCGAAAACCTTTATCCCGTTACGGTACAAATGAAGCCTTATTGCTTCTTCCCATCCGCTATCTGCTGACAGCTCATGTTGCAATTCACTGAGGGGTATATCACAACTTCCAAAATCAGAACCCATTTTTTCTTTTACTCTATTTATAGAGTTTTCTTTATTATTTCCTTTTCTTTTCTTTGTGGTGTTTTTGCATACATTAATGTCGGCAGTAAGAGGGTTATTGCATACATTAACCCCATTATTGTAAACATTAACTGTATCGCTCGATACATCTCCATCGTCGGAAGAAAAAACTTCCTTGTTTTCGCAACCGCTAATTTCGACTAATAAGTATCTAAAATCATCCACAGATTTACGCCTTTTAGATATTTTGAAATATCGCTTCTGGATTCCCGCACTGGTAAGAACTCCCATCGAATCAAACAGGTCTTTGTCAAAAAAGCCCCATAAGACTAAACGGTTCATTATGCTGTCGAGTAACTCAGAAGACACTCCGGGCAGATTTTTAAGGAGTTTGAATTTCATCAAATCATTCCACAGTATGAAATATCCATTTTTGTATATCGCACAAAGCAGCTTGATTGCAACAATTTCTCCTTTAATCCCAAATTCCCCAGATATGGCAACAATCTTTTCATCTTCAAAGAAATCTATATCAAAAGGGAAATAATCCAATCCCATTTTATTAGGTCTTGCCATGATTATCCCTCCATTTTAAAAAATCATCAACAGATTTATCACGCTTTTGTCTATTGCATTTTTGGCAGGAAGTAGTTAGATTCTCCAAACTATCACTTCCACCTTTAGAAAAAGGGAATATATGGTCAACTTCTAATTTACCACCAACCTTTCCACAATATTGGCATGTATAATTATCTCTTTTAAATACAGCTTTTGAAATTCTCTTCCACTCTTTTACGTTGATATTAAATAACCTCTTTCCTTCATGATCTAACTTATATTTCGGAATTTTTATATCATTACCCAATAAATTTAGCTTGGATGTTAGGAAATCATTACCAACATAATCTGTCAATTTAATCCATCTTTCCTGAATCCCCTTCGATGTAATTACTTTGTCAGAATCATACAGTTTTTTAGAAAACAACCCGACTATCAGGCAGCATTTAAAGACTTCCTGTATATACGCCTCTTCAAACCCGGTTTGTTCCGAGATAATAAAGGGCAACTCATCATCCCACCTCACGTAGTACCCTTGTTTGTAGATAATACATAGCAGGAGAGCATATACAGTTACAGCTTTACCGCCTTGATACTTGATTAGTTTTCTAATGCGTATATCCTGAAAGAAATCCACGTCCATAGAGAAATAATCAAGTCCTAATTTTCTATTTCTTCCCATGACCACTTTTCATTATTCCAATTAAATAAAGCAAATTGACTTCCCCACTTTTAGGGCATTTAGGTATATGTTCTATTTCATTCATTATTTCTCCTATTGTTTTCATGATTTATGATATAAGAGGTGTGGCAGCCTTGTATAAGGCTACCAACACTTGGTTAATTATATTTTTATCTTATTTTGGTTATTTCCTCGTGTATGATGTACAGCGTGCCTACATCATCTTTAAACTGCCCAAATGATTCTTCGTCAACAATGGAAGCGTAGTTAAAGAGTAATTGCACGATATTCTTTGCTAATTCCTCAGGGGTAATAAAATTGTTTAGCATCTCATTGAATGAAGTGAAGTCGTACTGTTTCATAGAAGACCTCCTTTCTTCACTGAGATAAAGCACAATAAAAAGGGAATTATAAACAAGATAGGGTTAATGATAGTGAGTACTAGCATTAATAACATGAAAATGGCTTTTACGTTAGCCGATAACGTAGATGTAGAAGTTACTGTACTTCGCTTCTGCTCTAATTTCATGGAGTTTGGCATACGATGAAATTTGAGTTATGTATAAAAGGAAAGCCGTTAGCCTCCCAAAGTCGCCAAACTCCGACTAAATTCGCATAACGAAAGCAGTCCGTAGGGAAAACTAACGGCTATATCTTTGCGATAAAAGCTGTCAAGTAGATATAAAAATATCCACTTTCGATATGCTATATAAAATCAAAGTTTGGCGAACTTTTCACCGCAAAGATACAACTCAAATTCAAAACACCAAAATAAAGTTCAAATATCTTTCAAATAATTATCCACCACTTTAATAAACTCGTCCAATGATCGGACAACAACATATTTTGCCCCAATACTCTCAAATTCCTTTTGATAGGCTTTCTGATTCTCTGACTGTCTGCCTGTCTTTGCTTTTAATTCAATACCACAAAAGGGATAGAATCTATTTGGTATAAGCAGTATCAAATCAGGGAATCCAGCACGAACACCCATCTGCTTGAACTTGGAAGCTTCAATAGCATTACGCTTCCCTCCATTGGGAGAATGGTGGAGCCTTTTCGTCCATTTAGGGTATTTAAAATCCCAATATTGAATAATAGCCTTTTGAAGCTGATCTTCTAAATGTCTCATTCTCTCTTTTTAATTAAAAGCCCCGAAGCGTATTCTCCGGGGCACAACCATTATTTATTAACCCATGCCATTGATGTGTGGCTCACATTTATGAGGGGCGTAGGGGAATCGAACCCACTAATCATAATTGGGCAGTGCCAGCAATCATGATTAACTTGCCGATTGAAGCTTCATAAATCAACAAGCCCTTACAATGTATATTGTGCACTTATCCATAATAAGGAACACAGCCAGTGCTTACGCCCCATTTTCGCCCACTATATCTTCACAGACAGAGCAGGCATGTAAACAAATGCACTTAATCAAAATTAAAATTATCCTCACCATCTGGCTCTTCATCCGGCAGGTCATTACCGAAATCCATAGGAATGAACCAGTCTGAAATATAGTCTTCCATATCAGTCAATTTTTAAGCATTAGGAAATTCTGGTTTAACATCTGAATTTGCTTCATAAGGATAAACATCCATAATAGCAGTTTCCGCTACCGAAGCAATCACGTAGTCTGCCATTGTGCCTTTCATTCCTTCATCCAGTTTCTTGACTGCATCTCTCAAGTCGGCTGCTTGAACAAGAATGTTTGTGGATGTTTTCTTTTCCGCACTAGTTTTTTCATCCAATGTGATAAAGTATAACTTGCATTTAAAATACCTGTCAGCCGATTCTTCATCTGAGAAAAATATCTCAGAATAGTTGGCACGTTTTATGTCAGAAACAGTAAATTCACCGCTGATAAACGGTGTCATTTCCTCAATACATCTTCCTTCGCTTTCTGTAAAAGATAAAGAATCAAATAAATAAGATTCTGTGACTTTTTTATTCATCCCGTTTTCCATTACTTTCTCGTAACGAATTTTACACTCAAACCATGTGTGCATCATAATCATTCCTCCTTTGTCTTGTTACGTTCCTTAATCATTGCATCAGCAAACTGATATGCCATATCTGCTGTACTCTGTGTGTTAAAGTTACATACACTTTTTCCCGCATAAGGGTTGAACAATGTTACAACTCTATTTCATAAAGTTCTTCTGCGTTTTGCTGTCATCATCATACACTTCATCGCTTCAAGCGCAATATGATCTCGTGATATGTTGCTTTCCATAATTTTATTGCTTTAATTGATTAATAACTTGTCTTTTGATTTTCTTGTACAGCTTCCCGACAAAACGTCCATGCTTCTCTGTCACGTCATCGGGCAAGTCGTTTTTATAAATATGAAGAAGTAACTGAATGAGAAGCACTTCTTGTTTTGTCAAAGTAAGTTTCATTTAAATATGAAATTTGTTTTGTTCAACCTCTATCTCCATCAACTGAATCAAACGTTCTTCGTCTGGAGATGGGATATATATACCACATTGGGCACTCGAAAAATTCCGAAACCGCTCAATAGTTAGGCTAAACTCTGTACTATCAAGGTCAGACGAACTTCTTAAGTATTTTATTCTCCCAAGAAACTTGTCTTCTCTCTCACGGACGAAAGTGTCTTTGTTGCAGAGAATCTTGTAATAGTTACGCTTCACGTATTCCATCGTCTCGCCGACCTGGCAACCGAAATAAGCAAGGCAGACATGAAGGTATTTGTTCTGATTTAAAGATCTTTGGGGTTTCTTTTCCGTCAATTCAAACACCTTCTGTTCCTTTATCAACTTCTCCAGCTTCGCTCTTGCCTGCTGGACGTGGAGAGGATTGGAACCATCGTATTTCATAGGCTAAAATGGCAGATCATCATCCGACACGCTTGGCGCATTATTTATATCCTCTGGGCTAGGTGATGTATTCTGAGGTACAAACTCTTTGAGGTCTCCGCAGATATAGTTCCTTCCTTCTACCCGTTCTTCCTTTTTAGGAGAACAAGTGATGAAATGCGTATGTCCGAACTGAGATTTCTCTTTGCGCTCGATAACAGCCACATTCACATAGATTTTTTCAACTCCGTCTTTACACTTAATTTTCTTCATCTGCTCACGAGGTATATCAGAGAGACAGATAGAACCACTTAAAATTGCCATAATTATATTGTTTTTAATGTTACACTTCCAACTACTGGAATCTCTTTTAAATATTTCTTATACAAATCAGGATAATCTTTCTCAAACGCCTTCTTGTCAAAATCCTTTCTGATAGTGTCCTTTTTGCGAGTAAATGATATGATATCACCTTTCCAACTATATTCACCGGCTTCTACCATAGCCATCATAACGCCATCAGTTATTTCTTTCTTTTTATCAGACCAGTATTTTGCCTGTGACACAATTTCCTGTATTGTCCTCTCCATCTTTCGGTACTCGTCAGGAAGAGTAACAGGGGATATGGAATAGGGATTCACAAACTGTCTGCCTTCCGAATCACATTTCAACAGATTTATTACAATTTCTGATGGTATTCTCTCGACTTCTACTATTTCATGGTTTTTACCTCTCAACCATATACCTATAAGCCTTACCGCATTGCATCCCGGATTCTGCAACTCAAAAAAGTATGCATATATACTCAACTGCCATCTTACGGATTCCTTGTCAAGCACGTAAGTGGTCTTTATATCTCCCAAAGTAAAATCAGTTTCATTTTCGCGATAAACCTTGTCGATACAGCTTGCATAGTGCTCATTGTCAGATACAAGATATTCGGAACATTCGTACCTCAATCCCCAATCATCTTTCAGTTCCTTGTATCCTTGTACTTCATCGCTGTCATGAGTTATCCCCATATCATCGACAAATTCGCAGATACTATGGATCATAGTACCTCTTTCAGCCGCTTTCCTTAACACGTATTCGGGAACATCACGGTATTTATCGGGGAAAAGCTGTCTGCTTATCACGGAAGTTATACCACTTAGTTCCTTATCTCCTAGCATATAAGTATGTTCATTGGGATTGAAAACGACTTGTGATTTGATTAGTTTCATTTCAGTTCTCCTTTCCTTCTTGTCACCGCTTCAACAAAACGTTTGTCACTCTGTAATTCCTTATAATTTCCCCATACTACCTGTAATGTTTCGATTGACAGGCTTGATCTTACTTCCTGCAATGCCATCGCAAGGAAATCTGTTTCCTCAGGTGTCGTGCTGTCAGGGTCCTTTTGCTCTTCTGTAGGAATCAGAAACATTTGAAGTAGAGAATATTTCAACGCTATGCTCATACATTTATTAAAACCCTTATCGGAACTGTCCTGAGCTTCTCCTACATTTACAGTCTCCACAAAGCTGCCATCAGTGGTCATATACCTAAACTTTATCGTAGCCCTTGTGAATGTGTTCGTACCGCCGGATTTCGTTATCCTATTCTCCGTTGTGAAGTTCTGCACTTCCTGTAGTATGAACACCTCATTTTTTGAGAATAATTCATGAAGTTCGTTCATAACGTTGTCAATCCCACGGAATTTGAATCCCTGTTGCTGGTTCTTCTCCGATTTGGTGATAGCCTTTGTCTCTTTAAGGATATTGGCTATCTTACTGTATATTAACTGTTCACTCATTATAAAGTTATTATTTTACCAACACAAAAAAGGCAGGTCCGCAGTCCTTACAAAGTTCCGCTTCCTGCCATGATATCTCTCCGATTCTTCAAGCTCGTTTTCAAGAGAATCGATTTCTTTATTAAGCAAGGATATATATTTACCTTTACAGTCAGCGTTGAAGGTGAGCCTTACCGATTCCTCACTCATTGACTGGACTATATCAAGCTCTGAATAAAGTTTATCCAGTTCATCGCTTATCTGTCTTACAGTTCTCATACCTTTTCAAGAAATTGGACCGGCAACGAGCATACACCCTTCATATTAGGATATTTGACATCAGCATACCCGTTAGCGATATAAACAATCGTACCTGTCAGCGTATCACCTATCTCACGTACTTTATCACCTTTCTTCATAACCATTTTATTTTAAGTTCAACTTTAACCGGAGGATTCTCCATCTTGGAAAATCCGTCAAGAATTTGCTCTTTAAGAAGTTTGGGAGGTCTGTCAGTAATCTTACTATCCAAGACAGACAGTTCCTCACGTTCTCCGTCATAAAACACAAGCGTTACGCCTTGAACTATATATGGATTCATGGCAGTTCGGTATAAGTAAGATTTACACCGACACATTCATGTGTCGCACGGATACTGTTACGGTATTTCTCCAAATCATCCACCATAACAGGCATGAACAATTTTACTGTATCCCTGCCACCACTGGCATACACAAGCTGGTAACTTGTTATTTGATATTTCTTTTCCATGATATTTATATTATTGTGGCAATGGTTTCCAAAAATCAATGTCCCATGCCCGGTTAGTATTTCCACATATCCAAATGTTCTTCTTATGCTCACTATCGAATACCAACATCCCGGTATTCACAAATTTCCCGGAACTCTTCACAAGCACTCTTGTGTCCAATGGTGGAGGATCTTTTTCTGCATTCCTCCATTTCATGGATTCCAAAACAAATTGAGCACCTTTCTCAAAATCCACCGATGCTGTTCTTTTGTGCGTAATCCCATGTATACCATTTGCATACTCTCTGGCTTTCTCCTTTATTATATTTATATCCATAATTTAACTTGTTTCCTATTAAAAAGCTCCTGTTATCTTCACAGACTACAGGAGCAAAACCTAAACGACTTTATTATGATAACCTACAGCCACCGTCAGCGGAATCGGACCGCCGTACTATCCGTTAAATGAAAGTAGAGATTAGAACAGATAGTTATTTATGCTTATTTCCTTAGACAGTACCAGCCATGGACGGTGAAATTCCGTACCTATATTCACACACCGGCACGGACAAATTATGCAATTAACATTATAAACACAAAAAACTAGATGAAAAAATCATTCATATTCCTTTAACTCCTTATATGTCATTGCCACCAATCTCACACACAATAATGAGATAATAGAAAATATAATCACCGATACGGATTTTATAGGACTTTCCGTAACTATCGCACCATAAATCATTCCTAAGGAACATAGGGTGGCAAATATAGACAGGATAAAATTAGCTGTTTTCATAATACAAATTTTTATATTGTTCCCCTCAACGGCTTAAACCGGTTGTCACCCCGAATCTTACGGGAGGGGATATATTAGATCTTTCAGCGATACTTGTGCCTAACCAAGCATACTCCCACGCTAAAGACAAATTGGCGTGCTGAAAGTAAAATCATTTCAACTTCGTGGCTTTACCACCATCAGACATTTACAACCATTCGACCGTTATCGTCTTATCTTCGGTTGCTATCGGTGTCAATTCCGTTCCACTTGCACCCACCACTATCCACCATCACTGGCTTCGCTTACGTGCCTTCGCAGAAATACATCTTTTTATCGTACCAATATGTCAAAGAACTTTAAGTAGCTCCCCTCAACGGCTTAAACCGGTTGTTACCACGAATCTTACGGGAGGGAAGAAATAGTAATCAGATCAAATCACTTTATGTTTCTCTATGTACCTTTGCAATGAATTTACATTGTACCATACCATTCTCCCATCGCGACAAAACGATACTTGCCCACTCTCCCTAACTTTGCGTAGGTAGTCATCGGCACATCCTAAAAACGCCATGGCCTCTTCTCTGCTCAGCCATATCTTATTAACAGGTTGAACTTTCCCGGAATTTATATTTACCTTTTTCATTTTACTTCCTCTTAATAAATTTATTATCTGATTCTTGTTACAATGGTACCGTCAACACCACTTTTAGATATAAAATTATAACCAATCTTATTCAGTCTTGACATAGTGGCACGTACAACATTTTCTTTTATAGCTTTACTTTTAATAAGCCTTGTTTCTCCGACTGCTATACTTTTTAATGTTTCGGCAGGTGATATTTTTTTGATAACTATCGTATTAATATTTTCCATTATATTTGTTTGTTATTTTATTTTTCTTTATGTTTGCGAACGCTGCCATTTAGCAACTTTGTTGATATCGTTGTTTATTAACAGCATTGCAAAGATAGATATTGTTGGTAATATAGCAACAATACAGTAGATATTTAACGTATAATTAACATTATGGAAACAAGAGAACGTATTATTTCAGCTTACAACCATCTAAAAGATGTAGGTATTATATCATCTCAACAAAATGTTGCAGATAGAATGGGGATTAGAAAAGAAAGTGTATCTAAAGCGTTTAGTGGTAATAAAAGTTACCTAACCAATACTTTTATTCTTAAATTTAATAATGCTTTTGATAATATGTTTAATAACGACTGGCTTATGGAAGGAAAAGGAGAAATGCTAAAAAACAATCAATCCATTGGAGATATCAAAAACTCAAGTGTACATGGGGTTAACGTAAACGGTAAGGATATATATTTAGAATGCCCATTCGACAAAAACGGTATGGAAATTATTGTGAATATGATTAATCAAAACCAAAAGAATATAGAAATGTTTCAAGAACAAATAAACAGGTTGATTACATTATTGGAAAAGAAGTATAATTAAGAGTAAATAATGAATTACTATTTCTATTGTCAGAAGTACAACAATCAAGGTTAATTGATAGAATACATTTCATGAAGAAGATTAAATTTAGTTTCTTCTAGTATTTCAAAACCTTTTCTTAATTCTTCTGATTCGATATGGCGTTTAGTGATTTTTCTTTTTTTCATAATTCGTTCTTTGAAATGTTTACAATCGGTTACAAGGCTACGTTAAGCAGCCTTGTGTTCACGAATGAGGTTTGAAATAATGATGTATATTTTATCAAGAAAATGGTTACGTTCAGCGATTTCAAGTTTGGACTCATCACGCCTTATTTTCTTGTAGCTGTGTATTGATATCTGGTATAGATAATAAAGCTGTTCATACACTTTGTGCCATACGTCTTGCTGTTTGGTATTTGTGGCGGATGCGTATTTGTTTACCAATTGACAAACTTTGTTGCGTAGCGAGATTTCGGGTAACATTTCTGATGACATTGATACTGATAACAGAAGTTTGCCATTTTTTTCCCTTTCTTGTTCCATCGCATCAAGACGCTTTTCAACATTTTCAAGTCGTTGTTCGTGTTCAAGATTTATATTTGCTTGCATCGCAAACATCTGTGCAGAGGTGAGCAGTTTTTGTTGCTCTTTTAGAGCTTTTTCCATTGCGTTGAAGGCTGCGATATAGTCCAGTTTGAATTTAAGGGCTTTCTTCCCGGTAAAACCCATCGCCAAAAGAGTAAATCCATCACGGTTCATTACGAACATTGGGTATTCTTGCCTATTTTGTTCATTAACATAAATAGTTTCAACAAACATAGGGTCAGCCGAAGTTTCGGCACACCCCTGTATAAGCTCTCTAATAGCATCTAAGACATGCTTATGTTCTTTTCCAAACTTTTCAGCCACCAATAGGCTGTTAGTTAAAACTTGGTCATTCTGACCTTTGAATACAAGTTCTGTCATATTGGTTAATTTTATACCTTACCCTTTCTCCCAAGATAATTATTAGGAAGCGCGGATGAACATTGTTAAACTTCAATTATTCATTTTGTTGCTTTAATACTGAATGCTTCTCCAACATCTTTGCTTCATCTCTTATTGGTTATCGTAATACAACGCTTGGGCGCCTGTTGTTAGGTGATGGAACAGAGCAGGTCTTGCCAATAAAAGACATACAGTATAAAACATAAGAGCCTTTTTATCTCACGGCTGTCATTGGTTTTTGCCAAAGTTCCGCTCGGTGGGCACTGATAGAACCGATTGTGGATTTAATCTAACTTATAGGAAAGAAAAAAATCCGTTGCTAAAGTAGAGCGGCAACGGATTTCCAAATATAAAGAAGGCTCACGTTTGAGCGATTGTTTAATCATGTGTCTGTTGCCGCTCTACTTGCAACGGGTACAAAGGAATATGATTAACAAGAGATATCCAAAAGTGTTAACAATCGTGCGATATTCCGTTTAAGGCGGTTATAATCCGTTTTGGGTTGTTATGGTTGGTTATTGGGATTATCATATTTAAATTATTTAACAATATTAAGTATAAATAAACAAAAGCACTCTACTTATCGCAAGCAAAGTGCCTTTCTAATATGGGCGTTGGTCGTAACCCCAACGTGCTCTTATGCTAATTGTGGCAATATATTCACTTTAATCAACGCATCACGAAGAACAGATATAGTTGATAAATCATTCTTGAATACTTCGATGTTGTCCTCGGTAACAAGAGATGCGTAGTTGAGTATCAGTTGAGCAAGATCATCAGCAAGCTGCCTAGGTGATTCCATCTCATTGAAAAGTTCTTGAATACTGGACAAATCGTATTCTTTCTTGTTGCTTTTATTTAATTCCATATTTTTTGTGTATTTTAAAAATTTACAATCTATTAATTAACAATGTTGCAAAATTGAACATGAAAGATGCACCCACCTCATAAGAAAAGTGGGGAAATGAATTTATGTGGCAAAAAACAAGGTTACGCGGCTGGATTCAGCTCACCTTTTATCTGCTTGATGGCTTTCTTCACGTTCCAATCATTTTCATATAGAGCAATAATGAAACGCACACCTTTGGTAGTCCATACTGTATATACACTTGTTCCTGTCGAACCGTCCGAGCGTGTGTACGTCTGTGTACGGGTTGAGTGCATTCCCCATGTCGAATAAGGCGCATGTAATATCCACTGCCCGCTTTGTCGGTAAATGATTCCGATTTCTTTCAGCTTCTTGTGCAGCTTTTCAGCATCCATTCCTATCTGCTTGGCGGCTTGTGTACTCGTCTGTGTGTTCACACTCTGCAAGTGGTTGTCATAGTAGCTGACTTTGGGAGCGGATTTCTTGATTTCCTCTGTCTGAATCTCGATGGTGGCTTGCTGTTGTTCGGCTTGGGCTTCAAGTTGCTTTAACCGTTCCTCTCTCTTGGCAAGGGTAGCTTGGGCGATGGTTAGAGCACGTGCCATGATTTCTTCGGGGGTGTCGTCGGGTTTGGTGGCAAGGTAGCCGCCTGTCTTGCGGATGGCAGGGAGAACTTCGGAAGTTACCCATTTACGAAACGCTTTCGCTTGCGGTTTTCGACTATCAAGGATAACATCATACAAACCGTCCTCGTTCACAAAGTTTGCTTGTTGTTCTCTTCCGAGTGTATCTATTATGGGTTGGGTTGAAACCACCCCATCGTCAAGTCTTTGTTTTACATCACCTTGTCTAAGTCCTAATACCGAACATACATCGGAAAGGCAAAACAATGGGTCTTCACTCGTTCCTGCTGTTCTGATTTCACCGAATTGCGGTGAATTGAACACTTGGATGGCAGAAGCATCCGATTTCTGATTGTTTAGCATAAAATAAAAAAGCACACGGTCACGGCTGCTAAACAATCATAAGATTAATTTCGGGGACGTTTCCGTTACCCCACCGTTCGTGTGCTATATCTAAAATACGATATATCTATGTATATATTGGGCATAAAAATAACCCTTACGGATTACATAAGAGTTGCCCACTCTTATAATTGTTTAGCACTGCAAAGGAAAGCATTTATTTTGGAATTGCAAAACTTTGAAGCGTGTTTTATAACATAATAAATACACGGTAAACCCTATCGTGACTTTCTGATTGCTATAAACCATTTATAAAGTCTTCTGCAAATTCACGTTCTAATCCCGTATACTGCATATACTCTTTTATGGCTTGCTCTACAAACCCCTTCTTTTTTAATGTTTCCCATTTATGCAAATGCTGTTTAAAATCATTGCTGTTTTCATCTATAGTTGGAATATCTTTTTTGATTTCTTCTTTATAGACTTCTTCTGCCTTTTTTTCTTTCTTACCTTCGTGTGATGCTATTTTCGTTTCTGACCGACTATCTGCCTTATTAGGGTTTGATTTTTGCATTTCCACTACAACACTATTTATAGCCGATATTAGTTTTTCGCTTCTATCATCATACATTTTCCTTAATTCATTGACATTGTTAGTCATCCCCCAAACTTTAAAGAATAAAATTATCTGCAATATACCAAATACGATAATAACAATTGATAAAATTTCTGCCATAATACTTAGTTTTTAATGATTAATAATATGTTTAAAAGTTGTCATATATTGGATTTGCACCTTTCTGTAACCTATCCTTTACTTTTGAATATGATTTTGATATATACATAGATAAGTCAGAACTGCTAACGTCTATATCTTTATACTTATTCCCAATAGAAATGCGAATTTTAGTTATCTTTCTTTCTGATACTATTTTTATTTGCTCTTCTGAAATAAAGTATGAAAGTGTTATTGGCTCCCCAATAGATTTCTTTTCAAGTATATTCTTAAATTCAAGTACATTTCCGTTATCCAATTTAATCAGCATCAATTCTCCTTTGGAAACATACACATAATCACGTTGCGCAAATTTTATATTGATGTAATAATAAGGGATGTTATTACCATCCTTGCAGCAAGATAGACGAGCATAAATATAGTTCGATTTGCAATATCCTGAAATAATATAATTCCCTACTGATAAGCACCTCAAATTTCCATCAATAATAGTGTCTGATATTATCCCCTTATCATTCGCATTATTATTTGGCTTATGAGGTATATTGCTATTGGGCTTTGTATTAGGATTAATACTTTTTCCCCTATCATTATTTACAGATACAGTATTACTTTCAACAGCATACTTAATTCCTTTTGCTGCATAAACACCAAATCCCAACAATCCAAATATGGTATTTGATAATATGCCCCATCCTTGCTTATATTGCCTCCTTGAAAACGGATAGCCTTTCCTTGTTCCCATAATTATTTTGTTTTAAGTTAGTCTATCATTTCTTATGCTGCCAACAATAGATACTTCCTTTTGCGGCAGTCCTCTTGCACCGTGTACCTTTCTTTGTCCTTGCAGCACATCTCCTCTTGGTGGTGTTAGTCACAGAACCACCACCGCTTCCACCGCCATTTCCACCATTGCTTGGAACAAATACTCCACTTTGATGTACAAGAAATGTATCTCTTAGGTTATATCTGTCATTATACACTTCTACAAAACATTCCCTATCTTCTGTACTTTTGTTCTCAGCTACCCTCACATCCACATAAGAATAATCACGAGCACAACTAACCCAATCACAATATCCTATCGGATTTACATCGAAGTGATCAAGAGTGGTTATAACTTCTACATCCGTTGTTATTTGATGAGATGTAACACGTACATCATTACATACCATAAGCATGTTGTAATCTTCACCAACATTATCATAATCGCTGCATCCCGATATTATCAATGATGCAATGGCTATTAATATCTTCTTCATAATATATTATTTTTGAATTACATCAAATCATTCCAATTGTATCTTATTTTTTTTACAATATTTCTCAAAAGCACGCTTCCCCTTCTTTATGCAACTAATGTCACACCTCCTATTTTTGCCACCAAAAGAAACTACAAGAAACTTTATTGCCGTAATTCCTACGGCTCCTTTCCCGGATTTTACTATCATTAAGTTATATCCATTTATATCTTCAGTATATCCATCTGTGTCTTCGTGCTCTTCTACAAATTTTGAAAAAAACTTCATCATATCATACACTTCTTGGGCTGTTCCAGATATAACATTAAATCCGTCAAGGTAAATTGTTTCGGAAAACATTAGCGAAAAAACCTTTCTCCCATCATTATATGTTGATACTCCAGAGGTATATCCACATCCATCATATATTACTTTAACAACCCTCCCGTTCCCTTGCGAATAAGAAGAGCAGATTGAAATAAACGAAATAAACATCAGTAATAAAATCTTCTTCATAATGTTTTGTTTTAAGTTAGTAATATTCCTTTAATTCCATGATATTATTTTGTTATAATTCTATTTAATTCATTGAATAATTGTATCTTTGCATATAAACCAGTTTGATATGAATGAATATGACAAAGAATTAGTCAGGTTGATTGCGCAGCAAGAAATCATAAAACGTGAAATCTCACAAATGAAAAAAACATCATTTTGGGACTTCATACCAGCGATATGGGGTGGCATAATCACAGGGATAATCATATTCATACTAATAAAGCTAAAATAGAAGAAAGTATCGTTGAAGCCAACGTAAGTATCGCACTGATGATTTGCCACAACCTCATCTTCTTCTTGTATTCGGCAGCTTCCTTTTGCAGCCTTGCGTTTTCCAACGTAAGCACCTCAATTTCTTCTCTCCTGCTTTCACGCTCCGCTTCTCCTTTGAACCCTCCTTGCCTTATAAAGCGTATTCCTTTCTCGTTTATCTTGAATATACTCCATCTGCCCAATGTGGTTATATTGTTTATTGCTCCATATA